TAATGATGAAGGTGTCGGCATCCAAGCTGTATTAGCTGATTATGTAGCTGACAGTGAATTCATCATTAATGTCACACATGGGATTGAACTATCCGATGAAACAGTGCTTACAGCAGCACAGACTACAGCATGGGTAGGAGGCGTTACAGCAGGCGCAAGTATCAGTCAATCTAATACTGGTAAAAAGTATGTAGGGGCGATTGATGTATCTCCGAGAATGACCAAGACGGAGATGGAAGCAGCTGTTATTGCAGGAGAGTTTATCTTCAAAGTTGATACAGCACAGAATGTTACTGCAGTATATGATATCAACTCATTGACTACGGTATCGGTGGATAAGGGTAAGCAGTTTAAGAAAAACCGTGTAATTCGAACCCTCCAAGGTATCAACAATGATATTACGGAGATATTCGAAAGTAACTATGTTGGCAAAACGAATAATACTGCAGATGGGCGCTCGCTACTTAGGGCTACCTTAATCGAGTATTTTAATGAGCTACAAAGATTATCAGCAATCCAGAATTTTACCGCTGGTGATGTAACCGTTGTAGCTGGAACTGATTCTGATGCGGTGGTAATTAATTGCTACATCCAGCCGGTAGATAGCATCGAAAAGATTTACCTAACTGTAAACCTATCCTAAGAAAGGGGATTAAACAATGTCAGATAATTATACAAGATTAGGTGATACGATATCCTCACAAGAGGGTAAAGCATTTGCTTCTATTGACGAAAAGAACCGAGAGTTATTCGAACTGTCCAGTTTAAAGGCTCAGATAGATTTAATCATCCAGGCAAAGAGAATGTTAGGACATCGAATGACTCAGCATAAAGTTGCTGGAGCTGAGGGAACTGGAAGCCTCACAATGTACTTTATGAATAGCCAACATCTCAATAGGACAGTTGAGTATCTGAAAACGGGTAAGTTAAAAGGAATCACAATTCAATGCTACAACGAAGATGCAGCGTCTACAGTCGGAAGACAAGAGGTTGTATTGTTAAATGTAATTTTGAAAACTATTCCTGTTGCTGTAATTGATGATGGCTCAGATGATCCAATCACTGTTGATAGTGATTTTACCTTTGATGACATTAATGTTATGAGTTCGTTTGTATTGCCTGAGAATTACAGATAAGTAACTACGAGTAAGGGGGCTTCGGCTCCCTTTTTTAATACAAAGAAAAGAGGAATATTATGAGCTCATTAAATGCGTTTTTGCATCCAGTCAAAACAGAAAATAAGCAAATCGTTGTATCAAATAGATTTTTGGAAGAAGGAAAGTCAGTTCCGTTCGAAATCAGGCCGATCACTGAAAAAGAAAATGGTCAGCTGATGAAGAAATATACAAAGAAAGATAAGAGCGGTAGGGAATCACTTGATAAAACAGAATATGCGCATGCGCTTGTAGCTTCGGCTGTAGTGTTCCCGGATCTTGCGAATGCAGAGTTACAAAAAGCCTACGGTGTACTCGGTGAAAGCAATCTAATGACAGAAATGCTGAATATCGGAGAGTTTGCAACATTATCACAGGCGGTCAGTGACTTAAGCGGACTCGATAAAGATATCAACGATGATATTGAAGAAGTAAAAAACGCATAAAGCAAGGTGACGCTGAATTTCATCTGGCGCACTTTGCATTGCAAAAATTACACATTCTTCCGTCCACACTCAATGACATGGACCAAAAAGAAAGAGCGTTTATCTTCGCGAGCATCCAGATTAGAGTAGATGAAGAGAAGAAGCAGACTAATAGAGCAAAGCGGAAAGGAGGTTAATCGATGCCAGGCTTAAGTGCAATTTTTAAATTAACAGATGGGTATACAAGTACAATCGATAAGATCAGTCGGAAAACCGACGAAGCCACAACTAAGATTTCAAAGGCGAGTAGCTCAACAGATAGATTTAATAATAAGCTTAACTCGACAAGTAGCAGTGCCAATAACGCTAGTGGCGGGATAGGAAGGCTTGTTGGTATGGTTGCTAGTTTAGCTGCAGTACAAAAAACACTGAGCCTATCCGATGAAATGACACAGACGACAGCAAGACTTGATTTGATGAATGATGGAATGCAGACTACGGCTGAGTTACAGGAAATGATATTCCAATCTGCTGAAAGGTCAAGAGCATCATATACGACCACTGCAGATCTTGTTGCTAAGTTAGGACAGAGAGCAGGTGATGCTTTTGGATCTAATGAAGAAACGATTGCTTTTGCTGAAACACTAAACAAGATGTTTGTAATAGCAGGTGCAAGCCAACAGGAAACAGCCTCCGCAAGCTTGCAACTCGTACAAGCCTTAGGTTCCGGAGTTTTGCGTGGTGAAGAATTTAATGCAGTATTCGAGTCAGCGCCTAATGTAATGCAAGCAGTGGCTGATTATATGGAGGTTCCTATCGGCAAGTTAAAAGATATGGCATCCGAAGGTGAAATTACTGGACTTATCGTAAAGAATGCTTTATTCGCTGCAGCAGATGAAACCAATGCTAAATTTGAAACAATGCCAATGACATTTGGCCAGGCATGGACATCCATACAAAACAATCTATTACAAACATTCCTTCCGCTGCTTGAGGCGATAGGGAAAGGTGCTCAATGGATATCCGACAACTGGGGAAACATTGCACCGATTTTTTACGGAATAGCGGCAGGCGTGGGGGTTTATGCAGTAGCAATGGGTATTAGCAACGCAGTTACATGGTTAAGCGTTGCAGCTAACAGAGCACTAATAACAGCCATGCTTTCTAATCCATGGACATGGATCGCAGTCGGAATCGGAGTTGTTGTAGGTGCAGTTTATAAATGGGTTCAATCCGTTGGTGGTTTCAAAATTGCATGGATGATTGTTGTGGATAGGGTACTATTTGCATGGGATTTAATGAAACTTGGATTTTTCACAGGTGTATTTTTTGTTATGGATTTGATTGCTAAGTTGCAGATCGGCTTTATGACAATGGCAGTTAATATAGCAAACTTCATGGGAGACATGAAAGCAAACGTTTTATCTATATTACAAAACTTGGTCAATGGTGCAATCGGAATCATTAATGGATTTATTGGGATTCTGAATAAAATACCAGGAGTAAATATTGGGTTTGTCGAAGAAGTAACATTCGGTACCAATGCACAACTTGAAAACGAGGCAGAAAAGCAAGCTAGAAATAGTGGATTAGATAGCTATGTTGCTGATAAAGAGGCAGAAATAGCTGGACGTGATACAACGCTTAAAGATATGAAAGCAAATGCTATGGCCGATACTGCTGCAAGGCAGTTAGAAATCTCGGAAGCGCAGACAAAGGCAAGTGCTCTAGCAGAGAAAGCGGCAGAGGGCGCAGAAAACCCAGGAGTTGATCCGTATGAAGGACCTGTAGTTGTAGAAGGCAAAGGTAATAACGACGCGGTTGAAGTGGATATGGCTGATGAGGATCTTCAGTACCTTCGAGATATTGCTGAGAGGGATTATATTAATAAATTCAGTACAGCAACACTTGCTCCGAATGTAGTCTTTAATATTAGCGACATCAAAGAAACAGCCGATATCAATAAACTTAAAGGCGAACTGGAGGCTATCATGAAAGAAGAAATTGCCTTGGCAGCGGAAGGGGGATATTGATGGGTGGATACATAGTATATTTCGATGTTGATGGTTTACTTTATAAACTCCCTGTTAATCCGGAAGAGATAAAGGAAACCACGGCAATGTCCATAGAAAAACATGAGATATTAAAACTTGGGCAAATAGCCGTACCTGCATACATGGAACTTAGAGAGTTTTCTTTCGAGACAGAATTTCCACATGATATATGTTCTTATGTTGAAAATCCAGATGAATTCATTGGCGCGAAGACTTTCTTGACTACGCTTAAAAAAATTAGAGAAAGCTTTCTTCCGGTTCGCTTCGTGTACGGTACAGATACAAACGATAGTGGCAAGATTAGCAGAAAAGAGGGTGACAGTGTTCTTGTATTAATAGAAGAGCTTGAAATCACAGAGAAGGCCGGAGAAGAGGGTGATAAGTACGTCAGTTTCAAACTCCTTGAATACCGAGAATACGGTAAGAAATCAGCAAGCATTGCAGAGATAACATCCTTTTCGACAGGAAAAACAAAGGCTAAAAAGAAAAAGGCAGCTGCTACGAAGGCGGTCAATCCTAAGTCGACCGGATATCATATTGTAAAATCCGGCGATAACCTATGGACGATTGCAAAAAAGTATTACGGAGATGGATCCAAGTGTAATATTATCTTTAATGCTAACAAAGATAAAATTAAAAACGCGTCATCGATAACGATTGGGTGGAAACTTAATATTCCGACCAATGATGAATTCTCAAAGTATTCAGCTCCTCTGCCAACAACGAAGGCAATAAATAAAAACTACATTAAATCAGACGAAGGGGTTTCTGATTTTGCTGCTGCACTTGATCAATATCTTAAACGGAAGTAGGTGATGCGAGATGGAATTCATTGTCGAAGTAAATGGTAAAATGTACGAAATAAGCGAGCTTGTGAAGTCCGTATCATTTACTGATAAGCTAAATGATGGATGCAGCAAGCTTGAATTTTCTTTTATTGATGATGATTTAAAAATTGAAAACGGTAGCTTA